GGGGTAGCTTACTCCCGTTATTGTTAATCCAGAACCTAATTGTGCCCATGTTGAACCATTCCAGCGATATACTCTGAGAGAATCGTTGGCACTGTCGATAAATGCCACATCGGTACTATTGAGTGCTGCAAGTGCAGGGTAGCCTATTCCTGATATCGATAACCCAGAACCTAATTGCACAGGGCTTGACCATTTCACTCCTCTTACTTCGGCAATATCTAGTTTCGCACCAACCGCCTCAAGAACCCCCGTTGAATGTGTGAGTCTAAAGCCAGCCGAGGGGAAGCCTGTAGGGTCGGTAGCGAAATTCGACGATTTGATATATCCTGTGGTGCCTAAAACAATGTTTTGTGCAAATAAATTCTGTATAAATGCTGTAACCGCTGCGATTGAATCAAAATAAATTGAAATACCGTAATTCACCACTAATCCATATCCATTCTTTTCACACCATGCCGCATCTCCAATCACTGCTTGTAGTTTAGCCAATAGTTTTTGATCGGTAGTATACCCAGTCTGTCCGCTAACTGCGCTGATTCGTGTTATAGTTCCTAAATTATCATAATAGATACCTCTTTGTATCGGTGAATCATCAGTATCATATACCAACCACCAGTCTTCGTTATTATGCGTTTCTGGATGAGCCGAATCATATTTGCCAAGGTACCCAGGAGTTAAAATTCCAGCAGTACCAACAGGATAAGCAGTTGAAGTGTTCCATGTTACAATACTAGTAGCTGAAGTATCAGTATCAGTATATATAACATGACATTCCCATAAAGTTTGTCCAGCAACAGCTGCACTAGGATTTATAGTCCAATTATTTGGTGTTGATGGAGTTGTAAATGTACCAGTACTCCAAGTATAAGTAGAAGTACCAGAAGGGAATGTAGTGGGTTCTGTAGCAGACCATTTGTACATTCTAAGAATTGCAGTTCTAGTACCAGCAATTCCCTGTTTGCTTTTGGATATTGATTGTGTTACTACAAGTGGTACTGTCAGTCCATCAGACCGTTTTGCTGTTATATTATAAGTAAGTACTACTAAATCAGTAGATATATCCATATTTGAATGATTACCAACTACAGCAGAATCAGTACCTGAACCTGAAACAGTACCAATAGTTATTTTACCTACTGGTGAATCATCTATTGAATTTATGACAAAAGAACTGTTCACTAAAGAAGTAACATACGTTAAAGCACTGCTTCCTTCATACACTTTTATTGTAGTACCTGAATTGCTGTAGTCCAATACAGTACCATTATTGTCTGAAGGAACAACATGTGCTTCATTGCTTGAAACTATAGAAAGTCCATGAGAACCAGCTTTCATTCCGATAATTGTAATCTGGTCTCTTGCGAGCACTGTTCCTGTAGAAGCATTTTCCCGTATCTGAACTTCTATCTTATCAGGCATTGAAGTATAATTACTTTGTGGAGTATAGGTATAACTGTTACTTGTGGTATTCTGTACAGAAACATCATTCTTGAAAAATTCATAATATACAGTACCTTGAGTATTCAGTACATTTGCTGTTATAGTAACAGAAGATGGTGAAGGAGAAACACCAGCTGTATTGTAAGTAAATGCAAGCGCTTCAGAAGTCAGATTTACAGTTCTTGCATCAATTCCATCAGCTCCATCAGCTCCGTCAGCACCAGCAGTACCTTGTTTACTTTTTGAAATAGATTGTGTTACTACAAGTGGTACAGTCAATCCATCAGACCGTTTTGCTGTTATATTATATGTTAATACTACTAAATCAGTAGCAGCATCCATATCGGAATGGTCTCCTACTATAGCAGAAGTTGTACTAGCACCAGTTATAGTTCCTACAGTGATTTTACCTATTGGAGAAACATCTACTGAACTAATAACAAATGAGCTATTTACCAAAGAAGTAACATATGTTAAAGCACTACTACCTTCATACACTTTTATAATAGTGCCAGAATTACTATAATCTGTTACATTACCACTAGAATCTGATGGAACTACATGTGCTTCATTACTCATAGATATTGATAATCCATGAGAACCTGCTTTCATACCAATAATAGTAATTTGGTCTCTAGCAAGAACTGCTCCTGTAGATGATCCTTCTCTTATCTGTACTTCTATTTTATCTGGCATTGAAGAATAAGAACTTTGTGGAGTATATGTATAAGTATTACTTGTAGTATTTTTTACTGAAACATCGTTCTTAAAAAATTCATAGTAAACAGTACCTTGTGTATTAAGTGCATTTGCTATTATTGTAGCAGAAGATGGAGTGGGGGATGCCCCAGCTGTATCATAGGTAAATGCTAATACATCAGAAGTTAAATTCACTGCTCTTGCATTGATTCCATCTGCACCGTCTGCTCCGTCAGCACCAGGCATGCCGTCCGACACTATTGGGATTATTTCTTCATCAAGTTTATATGTAGTGCCACCAGCTAAAAATAATTGTACTTTAATAGCTTTAATACCACTATTTGGTGTATATGTTTTACTAATTTCATCACTAGATGAAGTATATTTTACAGTCCAGTTTATACTATCTGTTGTTTCTGATATTACATATCTTCCTGCATAATCTGAAACAGAACCAGCTGCTACTGCACAAATAGCAGAAAATGTTATAGTTGCTGGAGTATATTCACCAGCTTGAGATTTTTGTATAGCACCAACACTTGAATTTATCCAATAAGCAATTCCATTTTTAGACTTTGAAATACTGAATCTTTTTGTTAATGATTCATACCCAATTCTTGATACAGTAATATCCACATATCCAGTATCAGTAGTCATATTACTTACTGTATAAGTATAACCAGATAGTATACCAGTTACACCAAGAGAAGAAACAGCTGATACATTCCAACTTGTAGTTTCATCAACAGAACCACCATATACAACAACAGTAGTTCCACAACCTGTATAGTTACCATTATTTCCCTCTGCATCAGTAGGCACTACATGAGCTTCATTTGTTAAATCAAATATTACTGGAACAGGATTTCGTAGAGTTCTTATCACTGTTTCTTGTGAACCAAAAACTGGTTTTTCCATTCCTTATCCTTCATCATAATATATTCTTAAATCAAACTGAATCATTGCTGTATCCAGTAAATAAGTTTTCCCTAATATTTCACATTTCTTCATTCCTAAAAATTCATTATTACCTACATTTTTAGGATTAACAAATACTGTATCTCCTATAGTAAGATAATAGTATTTCATGGGTACAGTTATAGAAAATGTGCCGTGAACATCACAAGTATAATCTAGATATTTAATTGCAAAACTACAAGCAGCTGTAGCATTTGGTAAATAAGTAAGATATTCTTTATTATTTTTTATACCATAATTATTATAAACATAATTTTCTCTTGTATAGTCTTCTACAGTTACAGCATATTCACTAGTCTGTATATCTTCATCTATATCACAATAAACAATAACTGAAGATACTATATCAGAAGTATCAAAAGTTATTTCTGGAATTTCTATAATATCATTTGACTGAATTGTATTAGTACAATGAGCATCAAGATTTAATATTTTATAAGAATATTTACCATATTCATTTGTATAGAATATTCCGAATATTGAATTGCTTACATCCTGTATTACTTCTGATGCTTTTTTCATATCAACCATATCAACAGAAACAAGAATGTTCTGTGCAGCAACAGCTTCCCACGCAGTAGTATCAAAATATGTAGAATCATAGGTTATATCAGGATAAGCAAGAAGGATTGCTTCCTTTATTACAGTCATAGCATTGATGTTTATCCATGATGCCTGTATATCCACATTATCCAGTATTTTTCTGTTTTCTGCTACCGTAAGTACAAAATTTGTATTTGTTAATGATATGGACTCTATATAACCAGTCCATAAGGTAATATAGTCTGCTAACGGTAACTGTTCATACCCGAATTTAACAGTTACTGATGAACCGTACCATCCTACAAACCAATTGTCTGTTACATACTGATTGAAATAGCCGTCTGCATTATTTAATGTTATACTGCCACCAGAATATTCAAGCACCCCCCATGTTAAAGCATCACGCTTTGTTCCAATATCAAATGCTGAAATAAGTCTTCCTTCATAAAGATGTGTAGAATTTACTGGAGTAAAATATTTTTTAGCATAATATTTTGTTTCTGAAGGTAAAGATATTTCTACCAGTACAACAGATTTTGAGATTGAACTTGCTACACAATCAGCAAATGTCATAAAAATTAGGCACAGGAAACCACGGGGCTTGCCCCATGGAGGAATGTGCCCCTCCTTTCAATTAAAGTTGTTGTTCTTGCAGTTAACCTCGTACAGTTTTTCTTTACATTTACTGACGGATTGATTACCTTACCTTCTAAATCAGATATGGCAAAAAAGCCTGTACTTCTTTTACCCTTGACAAATCCAAACCCCAAAGGGTGTTGGATGTAATCAAACTTCCTCAATCCAAACAGTTTACCAGTTGGTATTCTTTTTTCTGAACGACTACCATTCGTTTGTTGATAATCTCCCCTGGAAACATGTTTTTTAAAATAAACAGTCGAAGATATATCAATAATTTCCCCTTCTTCACAGCATATTGCTACAGCATCGTTATAGTGCGTCTTCGGTAATTTTAGTATTTGTTCCCTATTAAACTTGGTTTGGTAACCAAATGTTTCTTCAAAATCACCAAACTGCTTTTCCAATTGAGATTTTACAATACCAACCTCAGTAGCATGTTTCGTTTTACTTCTTATGCCTTTGATTTCAAACTCACCCTTGTGCAATTTATCATGGCAATCTGAACAAAGAACAATCAAATTTTCTGGAGAATCTGTTCCTCCATTGCTCCTAAATACAACGTGATGAACGTGCATCTTGCCTTTCTTGGTTTTGCATTTATGACATTGATACCCATCACGATGCAATACATATGCCTTTACATTATAGAAGTCTTTTTGATTTCCCTTCTGATAATCCCATCTTTTAACATCAGGATTAGATATTTTATGTATATCAAAACTTGCTGTTTCTACTTTCCAAAGTGTTACAGGTAACACGGATTCAACAAACTTCTTTTCCCTCAAATGGGAATCAACTTTTGATTTAATGCTTGGTGCAAGTCTTCCCTTTTTTCGCATAGAAGCTCTGTTTTGCCAACAGGCTTTTCTGTATCGTGTTTTTCTGCTTCGTCTGTTTCTACGATACATTCTTCTTTGTTCCATCTTCTTAGAAACATCCTGCCTAATTTGTACTTCTGACTGATAAACCACTTTACCATTTGCAATGGCAGCACAACCAATCGTTTTGCTGCCTGTATCCATACCAGCAACAACTTCTTGTGTGTTTTCTTCACAATCCCATAATAGTTTGATTGTGAATGGGGTCCGTTTAATTACCTTTGCTTTACCTGCTTTAAGCAAATGTTTTGCTTTAGCAGGTTTGCAAGGCATTAAAGGATTTCCGTTCTTATTGATTACATACACATACATGGCTTTAAGCCTCCTTGTGTATTAGGATTGTGCGTATTCCCAAGCTCGGAGTACTTGGAAAATCCGTCTTCCTCTCGCTCGCTTATCCAAAGGTTTGACGCAATACACACTGTTCCGACCACACAGAACTGTTTAATATATTGCCTTAGAGGTTGGAGCTGAGGCGGCACCCCAACGTAACTAATTTCTTTGGTAAGGTTTAACAACATTTTTCCTCCGTTGTTGAGCTGGTAACCTGTGGCTTTCTCTCAAAAGCCACGGGGCTTGCCCTGTGGTAGGTTACTCAAATAACCCCATTATAACCTATTTAATTCTTCCAATACTTCATCAGCCAATTCTTTAGCATGTATTCTTAAATTTGTATAATCTTCATATTCAGCAGGATTATGATCAATAAGTTTATTGTTAATAAGTGCTAATTCTGCATCTTTAGTATAAATATTGGAAATAAAAGCATCTATAAGAACATCTCTTGTTGGTTCACCTTCTATTTCAACATATTTATAATCCCATGAAGTTCTAACACTTCCATCTAGGTCTTCTCTATTTATTTCTACAGCATCATACTGTATTTGTAGTTTACCATCTGAATAATTTATTAAATTTGGATATGAATCTGAACTACCTGTTTTCATATTAATCTCCTTTTTAGTCCTTCTTTTTCTAATAATGAAATAATAGAATTATCAATGTGGCACTCCACAGGACAAGCCCTATGGCTTCTGCTTAGTCTTCTAAGCATTCTTTTATAAAATGCTTATTTATATTTATCTATATATATATAACCTCCTTATTTTTTGAAACCAAGCCGAGCACCGACATACTGATCGGAATAAGCAGAGG